TTATCGAAATGAATTTAAGGTTGACTACAACCCCATTGCTGAGTCATTCTACAAAGGTATTGCTGGGTATCAGTCACCAGACTTCTTCAGCTCCCAAGGCAACCAGTACACTCGTGACTGGAACGCTGGCGACTTCACTTTCAAATAAGGAGGATTTTAATGTACGATAAGCTGTCAGAGGAACGTAAGAAGTTGCAAGAAGAAGGTCTTTGCCCGAGCTGGTGGAGTACAGGCGGCTTCCAGATGTTCAAAGAAAAGTATCAGTACCAAGCAGCAAACCCTCACGAGCAGTATATGCGGATTGCCCGCACATTGTCTGCTCACACAGAGAATCCTAGTAAATACCAGAGCATCTTCTTTGATCTGATGTGGAACGGTTGGCTCTCACCTTCTACACCTATCCTAGCTAACTGTGGAACCACACGAGGTCTTCCTGTTAGTTGTGCTGGCGATTACATTGGCGATGATCTTGGTGACATCTACAACGCTAAACACGAGACAGCAATGCTCACTAAGATGGGGTTCGGTACAGCTTCCTATCTAGGTGACATCCGTCCACGAGGCTCTGCGATCAGTGCTGGCGGTAAGTCATCAGGTGTGCTCCCTGTGATCCAAGGCTTCCACATGGACATGGACTACGTTGTACAAGGGACAGCTCGTAGGGGGTCTTGGGCAGGATATCTCCCAATTGACCACGGAGACTTTGACGAAGTGAATGGCCATCTCCGGCATCACCCAGATGGTAACAACATCGGGTGGAACATCAGTAACGAGTTCATTGATAAGCTGAACAGTGGTGATAAGGAAGCTAACCGGCGTTATGGTGAAGCTATGAAGACTAAGATGATCACCGGCAAAGGATACTTCTGGTTCACTGACAAGGTGAATGACCTGAATCCGCCTTGGTACAAAGACAAAGGCCTAAATGTTAAGAGTTCTCAACTCTGTTCAGAGATAGCACTACACAGCGACGAGGAACACACCTTCACTTGTGTACTGGCAAGTATGAACGTTGCGCGATATGACGAATGGAAGGACACTGATGCTGTGTACAACGCAACAATCTTCCTAGATGCTGTTTGTCAAGAGTTCATCGAACGTGCTAAGAACATTCGAGGGCTTGAGAAGGCTGTACGGTTCACTCGTAAGTCTCGTGCGTTAGGTCTAGGTGTCTGTGGTCTGCATACGTACTTCCAGCAGAACATGCTCCCGTTTGGTAGCTTGCAAGCACACTTCAAGAACCAAGAGATTTTCAAGCTGATGGACAAGGAGTCTCTGAAGGCTTCTCAAGACTTGGCTAAAATCTGGGGAGAGCCTGAATGGACTAAGGGATATGGTGTTGCTAACACTCACCGGATTGCAGTAGCGCCCACCAAGTCCACTGCACTGATCATGGGCGGTGTCTCTGAAGGAATCAATCCTGACACGGCTATGGTGTACACTCAATTGACTCCCGCAGGAGAGATTGACCGTGTGAACTCTGTACTGCTGGGCATCATGAAAGAACGGTGTGTGTACAACAAGCAGACTCTTGAGCGCATCCGTGTAGATAACTTCGGCAGTGTTCAGTCAGAGGACTGGCTAACAGACGAAGAGAAGGAAGTCTTCAAGGTGGCTTTCGAGATCAATATGAATGATGTTATTCGCATGGCTTCTGCACGGTCTAGCTATATTGATCAGTGGCAATCACTCAACCTGTTCTTTGCAGGAGATGCTGATCCGGCCTACGTGAACAAAGTCCACAAGGATGCTTTCAATGATCCTAAGATTAAAGGACTCTACTATGTCTACTCACGCGCTGGTACACAAGCAAGTGTGGACAAAGATGACTGTAGCGCATGTCAATAATAAAGGAGACCTTATGAGCACACCATACACAATCTACGGAGCAGCTTGGTGCTCCTTCTGCCAGAAAGCTAAGCAGCTCTGTGAAGAACAATCCCTACCCTACACCTACGTAGACGTAGACTCAGGAGATGCTTTAGAGGAGCTTGTAGAGCGTCTGGGTAGTACGCCTAAGACCATCCCTCAGATCTTCCAAGGGGCAGTGTTTGTAGGAGGCTTTACAGAGCTTAAAGAGCTACATAACAGCTAGGCAAAGAAAAGCCCCAGCGAGGACTCCTCTTGGCATTTGCCTTGAAGAATCCCCGACTGGGGCTTTTTAATGGGCGCTATTCAGCGTTAAGTCGATAGGGTAGCCATTGCTTTCCATGTCCCCGCCGCCACAATCTCATAATCATTGCCGCCGCCATCCCCTGTCGACCAGTAGCCGAGGGTCCGCACCTTTGCTCCAACGGTTAATCCCTCGTCAGCCACCATGTCCGCCACGGTCTCATAGGTGTAAACCTGCCCATCAACCCACTCTGCCAGTATCCGCGTAGACCCATTAGAGTCTTCAACAGGAATCCCACTAGGGTCTGTCAGATACTTACTACCATTACTTAGTGCCATCTTGTTCTCCTCTTAAATCTTCTTGTAATGCCTTGACGGCATCTAGTTGTCCATTGCATTCATCAAGAGCCTGCTTGTAGTCTCCAATAACATTCCGGATAGTTGACCCTGTACGTGTTGCCTTACAGTGCTCCAAGTAAGCCTCTGGAACAGGCTTCCTAACCTCTTTAACCACCTCTACAGTCTCCACTCCAGTGTTCCATCCACAACCCACTAGAAGGCTAGTAGAGGCTGTCAAGAACGCTACTAGGGAGAGGCGTAGAAAGGCACTCCTGTAACGATGTATCATTTGCTTCTGCCTCGTCTAATGTCTGTTCTAGGCGTGTACGACTCACCTGAGCCTTCTGTAGCGATCTCCTGATAGATCTGATACTGCTCTCATACGCCTGAATGTCTGTCTGGTATCCTGCAAGGTTTGTAGCAGCTTGCTCTTCAGTCTCTACAAGCTCCTTCTTAATCTGTAGGTATTCCTGCTCAGCAGTGGCTAAGCGGTCTTGCAGCTGCAAGCCATACCAGACAGTGGTTGCTATCAGGGCACCTCCTACTAGCACTGCCAGCATCTGCCAACTGAAGATGCTTCGAAGGAATGTTATCATGCCTTTGCCTCTCGATTCTTCAGGAGAGCATTAGCTCCGTTATACAATCCCGTGATTAGTGTCAGTCCTGTGATATAGAGCGAGCCATCAATGTACCCTGTAAAGAGTGCTACGTTGAGCATCACGAAAGATGCACACGCTAGAATCCACTTCCGGCTCCTCCACTTAGTCTCCACTTCTTGATCGTACTCCATATTGACCTCATTTATTAGAGCCAGAAAGAGTGTTCTGGTTGTTAATGACAAGTCCTTGGGACTGCTCCCCAAGCAGTTTCTCCAGCCTGTCTATACGAGCTTCGAGGTAGTTAATCCTCTTAGTCTCTGTGTAGATATGCTCATCAAGGTTTGTAGAGTATCTCTCCACTCTGTCATACAGCTTATTGAAGTAGCCATCGACAGAGCCAATGATGCTCTCTTCTAAGCGTTGGTTTCTCACTCCCTGCTTCAAGGAGTTTTCTGAGTGATCCCAAGTATGGTAGAGGTGGGTAACACAGAGGCTACCAAGTATAGCCCCTACCATGCAGAGAATGCTGAATGTCTTCACCTGCGCCTCCTGTGTCCCCACACGGAAGAAACTTATAATAGCTGCTCTTAGGTAGCCTATTTGCTAAACTGCAAACGTAGTTCTTTTTGGAATGCTTTCTGGTCTTCTACTAGAATGCCCAACTGACGAGAAGTCTCTTGCTGGGCATACTCCACAGTCTTCAGTCTCGTATCAATATACCTCAGAGAATCTGAGTAGTTTTGCTCAACAGCTTCTTTGGAAGCCTTCTCTGAGCGGACAGTCTCTAAGAGGTTTTCTACCCGGTCTATTCTGGAGGACATGGAAGAGTACCCGATAGACCCCACACCAAGCATCAGTGTGAGGGCTGCTCCAAGTATCCATGTTATCCAGTGTCTGTTGCTCTCGCTACTAGATGACATGAAACCTCCTTGTTAGGCTGTCCGTCTCCACATATCCACTACGATGTATGGGCTTGTGACATCAAACGAATCTCCGTTGCCTTCGTAAGAAGTCGTGAAGGAGTGGTTGTGATTGCCTGAGGGTTGGGTACGGTTCGTAAGTGTTGAGTTTGTAGTCCGACCAGTCCCAGAGAATATCTCAGAACTCCCTGACGTGCCGTTTCCAGGGTGCAACAAGACGTTATGAGTGTGCTCTCCATTCGATGCCGTAGTGCCCGAATGCCTGTGACGAGGCATCTCATCTACAGTCAATGTCTGACGATAAATACCCCCAGTAGCTCCTGTAGAGAAATTAACAGTTCTGCCAGAAGTATCCGTACCGGAACCAGAGCCAATCAGATTCCTACCAGCAACTCTCACCCAAGTACCAAACCCTAAGCCGCCGTTAGCAATAGTATTACCCGGATTAGAAGGTCTGATAGCAACAGACCCCACTGGGAACAATACTTCCAAGACGCCCTTCAGCGCACTAGGAGTCACTGCCAAGCTGTCTGAAGTACCTACCTGAACTTCTGCATCGGTAGCAAGCTCTACAGTACCTCTAGCAGTGGTAGTTGCTTGACGGTTCCCTTCGAACACTTCCCAGTAGTTAGTATTACCGGCAACTGGGTTTCTCCCAGAGTTAGTGGAGATACACTTGTACAGAGTGTTGTTGCTTCCTTGAACATAACTCTTGTTGGCCTGAT